GCTCAGAAGTACGCTGAAGGCGGCTCTGTCAACTGGGAAAACCGTCCTGCTGACACCGCAAAGGCTGGTGTGACTAACACCAAGACTGGTGAAGTGCGCAAAGGCAATGCTGGTGGCTACAAGAAAGGTGGCGCAGCAAAAAAAGCCTACGCCACGGGGGGACTTGTTGATACTGGTCGTCCCGTGGCCATGCCGCAAGGTCACAAAAGGCCTCCAACCCCGGTGAGCATCAACCAGCTTTCTGGCACCTATAAAAAGGGCGGGAAAGTGAAGAAGATGTCCGGTGGTGGTGCCCCTGAGGCTGCAAAGTCCGACATCCAGACGGCGCGTAATGAGCGCGCCTATAGGGATTGGGAAAAGTCTCAGGCAGAGGAGAACAAGGGTTCGTCCATTGGAGATACGTTGATGGCCATTCCAAGGGCTATCAAGCGTGTCTTCTCTGGTGCGGCTCCTGCTTCTGCTCCAGAAGCCGTGACCAAGACCAGAGAGTCAGTTACTGTCTCTACGCCTAAAAAGCGTGGTGGAGCAGTGAAGTGCTGAACTAAGCGGGGGCTTCGGCCCCTGCTTTTTTGAGGAAACAACATGAGAGTTCAGACCGTATCAAAGACTGGCACCGGATCCAGTTCCGCATTGGTCATGAATACCAACATCAGCCCTTTCAATGTGGGCTTTGGTGTCATTGCAACCGGCACTGTGAATTACACCGTGCAGCACACTTTTGATGACCCCGCCGTGGGATTCACGACGTGGTTCTCGCATCCAACCGTAGCAAGTCAGGCGGCTAACGCTGATGGCAACTACGCATTCCCGGTTACCGGCATCAAGGTTCTAGTGAACTCTGGTGACGGTACGGCTACGCTGAAACTTCTCCAAGCGGGGATCTGATGGGCAAGGTTGGCTACAGCGGCGTTGCTGATCAGGCCAATACAAGCGACGGATTCGCTCTTGGAGTTGGAGCGCAGAATGTCATTGGCGGCACCGATTTCGGGTTAGATGTTGGCGACAATGGAGTCGTTGATGTGTATGGTGCTACGCCGGTGACAACCTTTTACATTCTTGATGAAACAAGCCCTGGGTATGTTCTTCAAGAAGACAGTAGCAAGATCGTTTTGGAGCAATCGTAATGGCTGACCAGAAGATTTCGGCAATGCCGAGTGCTTCCACCCTGACGGGTGCGGAGCTTGTTCCATTGGTGCAGGGCGGCGCAAACGTCAAGGCTACGCTGTCTACGTTGCGAGCTTTCAATGCTGCCTATGGTGGGTTTAGCGACTCAACGGATCAAACCGGGAATGTCAGTGCTGGCGTGGCAGTAGTATTCAATACTATTGACGTAGCAGATGGTGTGACACTGGTTGATTCAAGTAAGTTGACTGTGCCGGCTGATGGCGTCTATAACTTGCAGTTTAGTATCCAGTTGAAGAACACTGACAACGCACAGCAAGATGCTACGTTTTGGCTGAAGATTAACGGCAGTGACTTGGTTAATTCGGCCACTCAATACACGATTCCGGCCCGCAAAAGCGCATCAATTTACGGTTACTCTGTGACCGCATTGACTTTCTTGTTAGACCTCAACGCCAACGACTTTGTACAGATTTACTGGATTCCTACCAGTACGACTGTGACGGTTGAGGCGTTGCCGGCGAGTGTGTCTCCAGCATTCCCTGCGATTCCTTCTGCGATTGTTGCAATGTTGCAGGTGGCGTGATGCCTCTAGTCAAATCAAAATCTGAGAAGGCGTTCAAAGAGAACATCAAGCGAGAACTTGCGGCTGGAAAGCCCCAGAAGCAAGCGGTGGCGATTGCGTACAACGTCCAGCGTGAGGCCAAGAAGGCTGCTGGCGGTGGACTCTACGCAAACATCCACGCTAAACAAGAGCGCATCAAGCACGTTTCGGGCGAGAAGATGCGCAAGCCTGGCTCAGAGGGCGCCCCTACGGCTGAGGCTTTCCGTGAGTCCGCCAAGACTGCAAAGATGAAGGATGGCGGCCCAAGTTTGGCTGTTGGCCGCGGCGAGAAGCTCTCTGTTGATCGTGGAGCGGGTCTGACGGCCAAGGGGCGCGAGAAGTACAACCGCGAGACTGGGTCACATTTGAAGGCTCCACAACCTCAAGGGGGGTCGCGTAGAGACTCTTTTTGCGCGAGAATGGGAGCCATAGCGGAGAAGAGCGAGAAGGGTAGCCGTTCTCGAGCTTCTATGAAGCGTTGGAATTGTCCGGGGTGGTGACATGGCGTACTCAGGAACCGTTGGAACGACAGTCATCAATGTCCAGAAGCTGATTGATCATGGCGCTCGTCGCTGCGGCAAGTTAGCGGAGGAGTTGACTTCAGAGCAGGTTCTTTCTGCTCGTGAGTCTTTGTACTTCCTGTTGTCCAACCTGATTAACATTGGCATCCAATACTGGGCCATTGAGAAGAAGGTGTACGGCCTCCAAGAAGACAAGTACATCTATCAGCTTCCGGTTGGCGGGAATGACGTTCTGCAGGCTCTGTATCGCCGCATGAACAGACCTACACCTAATGACACAGGAAGTTATGCCAGCAGCGCCGGCGGTATCGTAGAGAATGCATTTGACGGGAACATCAATACAGTCTGCACACAGACCGCTCCAAACGGAAACATCTCAGTTGACTACGGGACTGACAATACCGTCTACATTGGCTCAATCGGCGTCATGTCGGGAGTTTCTGGCAACTTCAATGTGGTATTTGAGTATTCCGCTGACGGCATCACCTGGAATGAACTTTACGCACCTGGAGTGACTGCTTGGGTGGATGGCCAGTGGGTCTGGTATGACATTGACCCTGGCCAGACGGTGCAGTATTACCGTATGCGTGAGACTGGCGGGAACACTCTTGTAGTGCGTGAGTTGTACTTCGGGAACAACTCTACTGAGATCACGATGGCTCGATTGAATCGTGACGACTACACGAACCTGCCGAACAAGAACTTCACGGCTAACCAGCCATTCCAATACTGGTTCAACCGCACGATCCCTCAGGCAGAGATATACCTGTGGCCAGTGCCATCTGATCCGTTTGTGCAGATGACTGTGTGGTACTCACGTCAGATCATGGACGTAGGTGATCTTACGGATGAGCTAGAGATTCCTCAACGCTGGTATTTGGCGGTGCAGTCTATGCTGTCTCACCAGATGTCTCTCGAGCTTCCCGCGGTTCCTTTGGATCGCGTGCAGTACCTCGAGGGACAGGCAGAGAAGTACCTTGCCCTGGCGGAGGTCGAGGAAAGAGACAAAAGTCCTATACAAATTGCGCCGAATATATCTGTATACACACGCTAGCCATGCAGCATTGCACTTACGCTCACTACAAGCCAGATGGAACTATGTTCTATATTGGCAAAGGGTCTGTAAAGAGGGCGCACAGTTCGCGTGGGCGTAACATCGTTTGGAAGAGAACTGTTGATAAGTACGGAGACTTTGAAGTAAAAATTTTGGCAAGATGGGATAGTGAAGAAGATGCCTTCAGCCATGAAATTTTGTTGATTGATTCCTTAAAAGAACTTGGCGTTCCTCTTGTCAACATAGCTGCCGGCGGATTTGGTTCAACTGGTTTTCGGCATACTGAAGATCACAAATCAAAACTTGCTCAAAGGATGAAAGAGAAGAATCCTATGGCAAGTCCAGTCTCAAGAGAGAGGCAGAAAAGATCTTTGCTTGTTGCCATGAACCGACCTGAGATCAAACAAAAACAAAGATCTGCAAGACTTGGCATGAAGTTCAGCGCAAGTCATATTGAATCTTTGAGAAACTGCCACCCTACGAAGGCCTGCGTTATCAATGGCGTTACATATAAGTCGCTAATGGAGGCCTCAAGAGTTCTTGGTATTAGGCATGGAACAATCCATCGCTGGATTCTCCGGCCTGAAATCAAGCGCGGCGTCAAGTATGCTCACATAACTGAGTGCAGGTGGGCTTAATATGCCGAAGTTCCTAGATACCCTGGGATATTCGGACATTGCAATCGCAGTTTGTGATAGATGTAAGTGCAAGCGTCCCCATGCGGTTCTGAGGTCTGACCCAAACTTTCCTGGCTTGCAGGTTTGTGACCAGGGTTGCGCTGATGAGTTTGATCCGTATCGCTTGCCGGCACGCAAGACTGAGCGAATCACGATTAGATTCCCGCGTCCTGACGTTAGTGTGGCGGTTGACCCCAATAACATTGTCACTGAGGGCGGTGGACAATACATCTTGTCAACGCAACAGAACACCTCTACGCCAGAAGACAATGGCAACGTAGACGGCATCAGCCAGCAGCCGACATAAGATGCCAAACGTACAGATAACCCAACTCCCAACCGCTGGCCCGATCACGGGTACGGAGTCTGTTCCTATTGTCCAGAATGGCCAGACGGTTCAGACCACGACGGGAGCGATTGCGGCTTCTCCGAGCCAGACTCAGACCTTTCTGACGCTTAACCAAGAACCGACGCTGATCAACAGCCGGTATCTGTCCTCAGGAACGGGCATAGGGCTTACGGATGCGGGAGCGCAGTCATACCTTCAGATCAGTCTGAACGGCGCCTCAGGAAGCCTAGAAACGGCTCTGAACGGCATTATTGCGAAGACCAACTCCAATACGGTGGCTGGAAGGACTCTGACGGCTTCTGGATCAGGTCTGTCGATCACAAACGGTAGCGGCGTAAGTGGAAACCCTACGTTCTCGTTGACTGGTATTGTTGGTGCCTTGGCCATCATGCCTACGCCTGGGCTGGTTGCGGCTCGAGACAGTTCTACCGTTTCGCCTGTTGCGATTACTGGGACAACGAACCAGATCTCAGTGGCCAACGGCAATGGGTTCTCGGGCAACCCTACGATTGCGATTGCTGACAACCCTGTAATTCCTGGTACGGGCGCAATGACGGTGCCGGTCGGCACGACTGCTCAACAGCCTGGTGGATCTGCTGGCCAGTTCCGCTATGACTCCACGATGGATGCCTTCTACGGCTATTCAGCGGGCGCGTGGCGGCAGTTTTCTTTGACTGGTGGGGTAACCCAAGTCAACACCGGAACGGGCCTCACAGGCGGCCCTATCACGTCTACAGGCACGATCAGTATTGCGAACACTGGTGTGACGGCTGCGACGTATGGATCGGCCACTGAGTCGGCTCAGATTGCGGTTAATGCTCAAGGCCAGATCACGAGCGCCTCTAACGTCACGATCACCCCCGGCGGGATTGGAGCGGTTGCGTCTGTTTCTGGTACGGCTAACGAAATAACGGCTACCGGGACGACGAACGTCACGCTGTCATTGCCGAGTGCGCTGACTTTCACTGGTAAGACGGTGACTGGCGGCACGTTTAACA